CCCTACCCCCTCCCCCAAAGGACAGACACTACCCTATCTACATATTTAAGAAAAAAATAAATATATATACTATAATAGTCTGATTCCCCTTGTTTCATTGGGCTTCTTTGGGCTGACTTTGTTCTTGGAACAAATACTAAATTTTAATCATCAATACGTCAGCACTGCTTACCTATTCATTAAATTCCAAAACGAACAAAGTCCCTACGAACTTAATACACGAACTTAATGCGCGGCTTGACTTGCCAAGCGGCCTTGGCGTAGGGTGGTTTGGTTCGGAAGTAGATGGAGATACCCTGATGAACGATTTGAGCACGGTTCGGCAAACGAACGACACACTCCCCACCCTTATCGACAGAGCGGCCACGGCACTTGCGTCAGCCCGAGACAGCGGTGAGGTTCTCGAAGCCCGTGATATGGCTCGCGTGGCCTATGACGCCGCCAAGAGCGCAGGACGCATGGCGCGGGCCAAGAAGGCCCACGATGAAGTCATTGGTGCTGTCTACCGCGCACAGGCCGATGCGCTGCTCATCGAGGCCAGAGCCAAGATGCGCCTTGCCGACGAATATGACGCAGCACAGGCGCGGGGCGAGGTTGCATCTGATGGACGTCCCAAAACCGTTGTGGGCGGCAACGGTATTCCCGCGACGTCTACCGACCTCGGATTGCGCCGCGACGAGATCCACGAAGCACGGCAACTCCGAAACATGGAGCGCGACAATCCCGGCGTCATAGAGAACACCCTGAACGAATTGGTTGAAAGCGGACAGGAACCAACAAAGGCCGCACTAAAGCACGTCCATGTCTCAGCCAACAGCGGAAACAATGAATGGTACACGCCGCCGGAATACATCGCTGCGGCACGGCGCGTGATGGGTGGCATTGACCTTGATCCCGCCACATCCGAGATTGCCAACAAGACAGTCGGCGCAACAAAAATCTTTACCGCGCAGGATGATGGACTAAGACAAGAATGGCCTATCGGGCGAATCTGGATGAACCCTCCATATGCGCAGCCGCTCATTGGGCAATTCTCAGAGCGCATGGCTCAAGAGGCTGTTCGTGGTTCTGAGGCAATCGTCCTTGTGAACAATGCGACCGAAACAGTCTGGTTTCAAACTATGGCAAACGCCTGTAGCGCAATCTGCTTCCCAAAGAGCAGAATCAAGTTTCTTGATCCTGATGGGAAGCCAAGCGGAGCACCACTCCAAGGGCAGGCAGTTATATACTTTGGACCGAATGTTCAGTCATTCATTGCTGAGTTTTCCAAATTTGGCTTTGTGGTGACAAAATGAACGGCTACAACCCTATGACGTGGGAATGTGAAGAATCAGGTTGCTTCAACAAAGTGAAGCGACCTAAAATCGAAATGTTCCACGAATGCTTCTACGGAAAAATATCAATGTCAGACATTGACGCAGCGGTAGAAGTTAATGGAAACTTTCTATTCATTGAGTGGAAGTCCGGCGGAGGAAAACTGAAACTCGCGCAGAAGATATTCTTTGAGCGCCTGACAAGGCACGCAAACATATGCGTTTTCATTGTGAGTGGGGACGCCAAAACGATGAGGGTTGACGGATACAGCGTCATATCTGGCGGCGTTCATCATGATACATTCGTGCCATGTGACTTGGAAGGCTTCAAGAAAGTCCTCAAAGACTTCAATGACTGGGCAGTGAAAAATCCTTGCACAGAAGGTTATTCTCCAAATGAATAATATCACCACCACCACGACGCAGGAAGCAGTCGCGGGCTACAGCCAGATGGGCTGGGCGCTGGTACCCATACCGGCTGGAAGCAAACGCCCCACCACGTTCGGCTGGCAAACCAAGCCTGCGCCAATCTCGCATTGGGACGCAAACCCGACTCACAACGTCGGGCTGCTCCACTCACTGAGCGGAACTGTCGCATTCGACATCGACAATATGCAGCATACCCGCATGATATGCGCGGCCATGAATATCAACCTTGACGAAATCCTGAATGCCGCGCCGCGCATCGTCGGAAGGCCAGACAGAGGGAAAGTAATTTTCCGCGCCCCAGAAGACATTCAACTCACAACACGAAAGATAAGCTGGCCCGTAGAAGGCGACCCACGTCAAACCGAAGTCGTATTTGAACTCCGCGCAGGCTCCGTGCAAGACGTTCTGCCGCCATCCATACACCCTGACACCGGCGCACCATATCGTTGGGCCGGCCCATCACCGGAAGACGGACTGCCGCCAATCCCGGAGCAACTCCTGACAATCTGGAAGGATTGGGACAGGTTCCGCCATCAACTTGCCGACATATGCCCCTGGAGGCGAACCCCGGAGTTCCGGCCACCCCCGAAGAAAAACAGGAAGGTGGGCAACCAAAGTCAGAACGTGATTGGCGCCTATAACGAAGCAGTCCCCATAGGAGAGGCGCTGGAGGCTGCTGGATACCGCCAGTTCGGAAGCAGGTGGCTGTCGCCAAACAGCACGAGCGGGCTGCCAGGCGTTGTCGTGTTTGACGATGGCCGCGCGTTCAGCCACCACGCATCGGACCCGTTTGACCCGGAGCACTCGTTCGACGCATTCGACTTGTTCTGCCAATATCAACACATGGGCAATGTGGCAAACGCTGTTAAGGCCGCAGCGGAAATCCTGAAAATCAGCCAAATACCGGAAGGCCCGAGCGAAGAAGACAGAGAGATGTCCCGCCACGGCGCTAAGGTGTGGGAGGCTATCAGAGAAAGGCAGGTTGACGAAGGAATCCCGAAGCACCTCCTGACTGTTCCGGGTGTTCTCGGAGACGTGGTTGATTACAGTGCCAAGACGGCAATCAAACTCCAGCCACAATTTGACGTTCAAACCGCTCTTGCCATAGGTTCTGTGGCAATGGGCCGAAGGTTCACAACTGACAATCGCAATATGACTGGGCTGTTCTTCCTGAACATAGGCAAGACAGGCTCAGGCAAAGAACACGCCAATACGGTTCTGGAGGAGGTCTTGGAAGCGGCAGACGCCATCCACTTGCGCGGCCCGAATGGATATACATCAGCGCCGGGCGTCATCAGTTCACTAAAGGACAAACCGACGCACGTTGCTGTCATAGACGAGTTCGGCTCCATGCTATCCAGCGCCGGCGCAAGGGGGAACCAGCACAAGAAAGACGCCCTCACGATGATGATGGAAGCGTTCGGACGGCAGACAAAAACTTTGCGCAACGTCGGATATGCCACACTGCAAATGACGGAAGGACAGAAGAAAGCCCTTGATGTTGAAATCAGGTGTCCGTCAATCACTATAATCGGCATGACAACCCCGGAAACATTTTATGAAGCCATTGGTGGCAAAGACGTGGCAAGCGGCTTCCTGAACCGATTCCTGATTGTCGAAAGCCACAGGCCACGGGAACTGTCCAGAACCCCGGCAATGATTGATCCGCCCCAAAGCGTCGTTGATTGGGTGAAGGCGTCCTCCACGGCCACTGGAGGCGGCGGTGGTATGCTCCAGCAAGATAATGGCCACGAGATGCCGCCAACGCCTGTGCTGATCCCCTTCAGCAAAGCCGCAAGAGAATTGCTACGCGATTATGAACGGCGCCTGAACGAATGGCAGGACGAACTGCCACCAGTGCAGGGAGACATGCTCAACAGAACGCGAGAAATCGCCATGCGCTTGTCATTGATTGTCGCCCATAGCCTTGGCGATAGAGAAATCACCGAAGCAGCGGCTCAATGGGCAATAGACTACGTTGACTACTACGCACGCCAGACACTCCAAACCATGTCAAACAACCTGGCTGAAGGCGACACGGATGCCCTGCGCAAGAAGGTTGGGGAGTGCATAATGAAGGCAGGTCCGACAGGCATGACGATGCGGGAATTGATAGATTCTGTTCCCAAACTGGGAAACCTGAAGAAATACGAGCGAGATGGACTTCTTGAGATGGTGTGCGCCGACTACCCGATTGAGCGTATGACTTCCAAGCCGGAAGGCGGGAAAGGCAGGCCGTCAATCATTCATCGCAAGATACAAGAGGACTGATGGAGCGTTCAATCTCCAGTATCTCATAAGCCCGCAGCTTCGGTACTTGCTCACCCCATTGGTACGTCGCCTGAGTGCTGATCCCTAGCGCATCAGCCAACTTTCTGCGGGAACCAAATACAGCGATTGCGTCCTTCGTCTTCATTTTTGTAACCCCGTGTTTTATTGCAAAGCGCACTTGACTTATGCAATGTAATCAAGTTTATTGCAAGGCGTTGATGGAAGTAAACAGGAGGTTGCGATGAGCAACATTGACTCCTTGGCGCGTGACTGGATCACGGCCAAGCAGGAAGAAGATGCCGCGCGGGTGCGCCGCATCGGGATTGAGGGACAACTGACTGCCGCCCTTGATGCAAAAGAAGAAGGCAGCATTACCCACAAACTTGAAGACTACAAGGTTACGCTGACGCAACCCGTCTCGCGTAAACTGATTGAGTCGGAGTGGGAAAAGGTTCGCGGCGAGTGTCCGATGGAGTTCTGGCCCGTCAAAACCAAAGTCGAAGCCGACGCAACAGGACTGAAATGGTTGGCTGCGAATGAACCGAAATACTTGCGTAAGATTGCAAGTGCCTTTGAAAGCAAGAAAGGCAAAATTGGAGTGAAAGTGGAGGCTATCAATAATGGCAATTGACCTGAAACAACTGGAGCGCCCGACTGGGCAACGCCCCATCATCTGCACCATCTTTGGTGAAGGCGGCATGGGTAAGACAACCCTCGCGGCAATGTTCCCGAACCCGGTGTTCATACGCACGGAAGATGGCACATCATCCCTGCAAGGGAATGACGGCGTTGCGCTTTTTCCCATCGCCCGCACCAGCCAGGATGTTCTGGACGGTATCGAAGCCCTTGCCACGCAAGAGCACGACTTCAAAACCCTTGTTCTGGACAGCGTGACGCAACTCGCAACGATGATTGAGTCTGAAATCGTTGCCGCTGATCCGAAGGCAAAGTCGATCAACCAGGCCGGCGGCGGCTACGGAGCCGGGTACAATACCGCATCGGAAAAGCACCGCACAATCCGCGAATGGGCTGGAGATTTGGCCTACGAGCGTCAGATGAACATCGTGTTCATCGGCCATGCCGATACAGAGACGATGGACCTGCCTGACATGGACCAGTTCAGCCGGTACACAGTTCGGCTTCACAAGAAAGTCATCCCGCACTACACGGACAACGTGGATCTTGTCGGATTCATTCGCCTCAAGACGTTCGTTCGCGGTGGTGATGGCGATAAGAAGCGTGCAATCAGCACAGGGGAGCGCGAAATCATCTGCTATCCGCAGGCGTCCAACGTATCAAAGAATCGCTTCAACATCACCGAACCCCTGCCATTCACGTTTGATGGCGGGAATCCCTTCAACCAATGGGCAGTCAAGTAAAGGAGACATTACCCATGAGCATGAACCTGAGCGGCTTTGATGCCAACACAGTTGAGCCGAATGCGACTTACGAGCCAATCCCGGCTGGATGGTATAAGGCAGTATTTTCTCAGAGTGAGGAAAAGCCTACAAAGGCCCAAACTGGCAGCTACCTGCAACTCACCGCAGAAATCATCGAGGGAGAGTATCAGGGGCGCAAACTCATTGAGCGCCTGAACCTGAACAACCCCAACAGCACTGCTGTTGAGATTGCGCAGCGAACCCTGTCAGCAATCTGCCGGGCAATTGGTGTGATGACGCCGCGCGACAGTACGGACCTCCACGACAAACCATTCATGGTGAAAGTGAAGGTGAAGCCCGGAGATGGCAACTACGGGCCTTCCAACGAGATTGCCGGGTACGAGGCCACAAATGGCGGCAGCGCCGCTCCTACGCCCGCTCAGGCGGCGCCAGCGGCATCTACGCCGCCTTGGAAGCGTTAATCACGTCTATCAAGAAGTGGGGCGGTATATCCGCCCCATTACTGGATAGAAGGAGATGAAGATGAAACTTGGTGAACTGAAGGCTATCATTGATAGCCTGTACGAACTGCATGGGCCAGATTCAAGAACTGATTTTGTCTTTCAAAAGGCATCAGGACGGACTGGAGTTGATGTCGTAACAAAATATGAGACGCTCTGCTCAAGCCCCATAAAAACTGTCAGATTTACAATAGGACATGCAAGGGGGAAGCAGGAATGAAGGCAATTGAAACACGATATAAGGGTTATCGTTTCCGCAGCAGGCTGGAAGCGCGGT